CGAGCAACAAGATCTTTCGACCCTGCCACCAGCAAACTAGAGCATTTAACAAAAATGAACGTCTTTCAAATTCTTAAACACACTGATGAGATTTTGTCTCGCACCTACCAGGTGCAAAACGAAACTGCGACTCCCCTCGGGGTATTGCCAACCATGCAGTGGGTGTGCTTCATGCGGACCGACGACTCTTTCGAGTCGGAATTATCCGCGCACCTCCCACCTCCGGTTGAACTCACAGTACAACTTCAAGATGTCATCTTCGACCCTCTCGAACACGCCGGCCTCTGGAAAGTCTTTCCCCGAAAGCTTTCGCCAGCCGAATACAGTTCCAGACTCTACTGGTCCCAGGCAGGGGTTTACCACGACCTGGAAGTCGCTGCTTCTCTCCCCCCGGGAGAGGACTTCCTCACCGAGATGTTGGAACACCATCCAACACCATCTCGGGACGTTCCCGGTGTGCCTTATGGCCCCGGGGACGTAGTCGTACGGGCGATCTTTGTAGGTCGTCCGCCCCCGGCACGAGGGATTCGTGCCAGTTGCCGGGCCGTCGGGATCTCGGAGTTGAATTACCAAATTCTCTCTGGCATTCGGGCGGTCCTGGTGACCCTCCTTGACGCCGGCGGGCGTCTCTGCCGGGACGAGGATTTCCTCGGCCTGGCCCCCGCGTCGGATGTCTTCGCTGCCATGGACCACATGTCCCTCTGGTCGCTTGAGGACTTCGTCCCAAACGTGAAGTACTGGAAAGACTACCCTCTGGCATCTTTCCTGGCAAATCCGTTACCCGCCATCCCGGCCAGTTGGTCGGCCCATGGGCTCTCTCAAGGCTATCCCCTCTTCGGGGGTCGTCTTCGGGAGTTCTGGCGCCGCCTCTGCCACCCCACCGACTCGGCTTCATCGTCGCAGCTCTTCCGAGCCTGCTTCTCGATCGCCCAGTCCAAGCGGGCCTTTGCGCCCGTCCCCGGACCCTTCGTGGCCGGGGCTTACCAGAAGCACGCCAAGGGACTTTCCTCACCCGCCCCTACCCTCTCCCCTGAGACGGTAGGGGACCTCGAGAAGTTTCTTCGAGTGTTCTTCCGGAACTTTCACCCACGAGACCTCCTCGGACGTCTCTCAGTGACTGAAGCCTCGACCTCCGCCTCCAATACCTCTAAACGGGATACTGGAGGTGCTCGGGAGGATCTCCGGGACCTCCTCTCTGAGGTCCTCGACACTTCGAAAGAAGGGTTGGTCCGGATGGTTCCGACCGACCAGGGGATCGTTGAAGAGAGGGGACTCCTCCCTCCCAGCAGGGAGGAGTGGAGGAGGATTGTTTCCTCCCCCTTGGACCTGAGGTACGACTCCCTCCCCAACTCCACCCGGCGAGACATCCCGGTGGCTTGGAGGGAGTTCCCCTTCTCCAAGGTGGTGGCCTTACAGGAGCCTCTGAAGATCCGCATCATCACCAAGATGCAGACCCTCTCGACGTTCCTTTCTCGGCCCCTCCAACGCGCCCTCTGGAAGTACCTTGGTAACTTCCCTTGCTTCGACTTGACCTCAAGGACCTTCTCTCTCGAGAACGTCTATGACATGCAAGCCCGCGAGGAAGATACCTTCGGTCACCGGTCTGGAG